AAAGTATTCTTATTCAAATATGGTAAAAAAATATTTGATAAACTTACTGCTGCAATGCAACCTGAGTTTGAAGATGAGGAAGCAATCGATCCATTCGATTTCTGGCAAGGTGCTAACTTCAAGTTAAAGGCAAAAAACGTGGCAGGATACAGAAACTATGATAGTTCTGAGTTTGCTGCTGTAACTCCATTACTTGATGATGACGATGCACTTGAAGGTCTATGGAAGAAACAATACTCTCTCGCAGAGATTGTTGCTGCCGATCAGTTCAAGTCATATGAAGATCTTAAAAAGAGATTAGAATATGTTCTTGGAAGTAAGAGACCTGCTCAAGACCCAGATGTCTATGAAGAAGATAATGATCGTGGTGAAGCAGAAGAGTTAGTAACTGCTGCTGTATCCGCACCTCCAACTACCTCAACGGTAGATAAAGACGAGGATGATGCATTATCCTACTTTGCGAAACTCGCAGAAGAATAATTCTACAGGAGGTCAAACGACCTCCTTTTTTATGCTAGTGTTATATTTGTATTTTCGGTTTGTGCTGTTCTCTCGTCAATGAATTCTGATGACTCATCATACGTCATCAATTCTCTCATATCATTTAAAAATTGTTGTAAATATTCTTCTCTTAAGACAAATATATTTCTTTTTTCATCATTTAAACGAGTTTCATATTCATAATTACTGATTCCCACAACAGGATTTAAAGTTGCAGTTGGTTCACCAGGTTTTGGTATTGTAAAATTGCTATCAACAACTTTACCTTTAGGTAATATCATTCTACCATTTGTGTCTTTAACCTCTGTTGTTTCAAAAAATTTAACTGAGTTTAAACTCTCTCCATATTTGTCAAGTGAATAATCATATATGTCTCGATTACTTAATGGCCACTCATTTCTTACATTTAAAATACCTGCCACTGTTAATATAACCCAATCTAATTCATCACTACCATATAATTCCTCTGCAACTGTGTCTGGTCGAAGACCCATAGGTATTTCATATTTTTCAAATACAGTAAAATTATTCTGTAAGTCATCCCTTAATTTTGCACGACGAAATATATTTTTTACTTCAACAAAATCCAAAGAGGATGTTTTGTCAGGTAAAAAAGATGGATATAATAAATTTGGAAGTTCTCTGAAATATCCCATTAGTAACCTACTGCTCCATCACCTGGTTTTGTATCGTAATCAAGATCGTAAATTGGTTGTAACTCTTTGAATGATAGATCTAACTGCATTGATACTGGTGTTCCATCTTCATAAGTTGAATATACACCATCAGCAGTATATGTAGTTTGCATGTCAGTTAAAAAACACTGCTTGAATTTATTTAAAAATGGATGATCTTTTGCACCACTTCGATATCTTAACTTGAATACGTTTGGTGCTCTTAAAAAGAAATTTCCTGAACCTGAAACACCACCTTGTGCTTGTGGAGCCATGTTTCTCTTAAATGCACGAATAATTAATTTTACTTGCTCTGCTTCTCTTGCATTACGAGGTGTAAGTTTAAATGAAAATCTAAAGTTTCTAATTGTCACATCACTGAATAATAATTCCATATTTGGATTTAATATCTCACCAGATCCTCTTGCCAATAACTGATTGACTGTTACGTTTGCTCCAAATATATTAACAGCTTCGGATGCTAATTTTTTTGTTAGAACATCTGCTGCTGTGGTTAATGCAGCTTTATCACCACCTAATCCTGATTTTAAGTCATTTCTAAATGTTTCAATATTATCAGAAATATCAAAATTTTGTTTATTTGCTAACTGTCCACCAACTGTTGACATTGTACCCTCTAACGCCTGAACTCCAGCTGCTGCAAGACCATTCATTTTTGAATCACCATATACAACATTATTTGTATCTTGTAACTGAGCAGGTATTGGTAGTAAAATTGTACCTGCATTTATCAGTGGTCTGCGAGATAATTTTCTTGTTCTACCAGCACGGTTCTGAGATGCATTTCCAATTACATATCTACTACTACCACCTGTATCAGAAATATAACTTTTTCCAATCTCTGCATATCTTTCAATATCAATCTGTAGATAATCTGTGTGTTCTGTAAGCAACTCTGCAGGATATCTCAGCACACCACCTTGTCTTCTTTTACCATATCTTGCTAATCTTTTCTTTCTTATAGAATCAAAATCGACTGGAGCTGGATCATTGGGAGAACGTTCTATTAAAATTCCCTCTTTATCATATATGTTTCCTTTAGTGTCAACAAAAACCTCATCGACTCCTTTAACTCTAGGACCTTTGCTTGAATTTCTGTATATCGTAGTGCTTTTAAGTTCTAATTTGACCTTATCTCCGTTATCATTTGTTATTGTGGGTATTCCACCTTCAAACAATTCAATTTCAGCTTCACGATAACTGAAACCCTCATTATTTTTTAAAAATTCTGTTATTTTATCTTTTCTTTCTCTTTGTAATTCACGAGTGCGTTTCATCGCATTTCGTTTTTCTTGATTACTCATATCGACCTATTTTTAGTTATTTATACGAAATTTTGCAAATGGTATTGTATTTAGGTCTTGTAACTCCTCATTTGTAACTTGATAGAGTTGACTTGCTACTTCTTGAAAGGTATATGAACGAGATTGACCCCAATGAAAGTTAATTCCTTTAAATCCCCAATCAAATACATTGGTTACAGCAACCAAAGGATTTTGATCATATCGAATGCCAGGTGTTGATGGTTGATATGCAAATACATATATCTTACCAACTTCTGGAACTGATTCTGTACTATCACCGAGTGCTCCCATGATGTCAACCAATAATTCATCAGCAGTTTCACTACCAATAAGATTACCTACTAGTGGTGCAATACGACTCATTTGATTCCTAGTTCTTTCTCAGTCATGACTTTAAACTCCCATAAACGATCTTCACAGAACTCTGTTGCTGCTTTCCATTTTGCCTGATTCTTAGCGTATTCATATACTTCTCTTAAATAACTTTTTGTCTGTCTCTTCGGTTTCTTTGGTTTTGTTGTCTGTTTTAGTGGTTTAACTTCAATTAGATATCGTTTTATCTTACCTGTATTCTCTTGAACCTTGATATAGAAGTCAGGAAAGTATCTATGAACCTTATTATCAACAGGAGAACGATATGGTAATGCAATTTCTTCACTTCCCCACTCAAGTATTCTTTCATTCTTATCACAATAAACCATGAATTTTCTCTCCCAAAGAGACCTATAAATAATGTTTGTAGGATCACCTTTATACTTTTTGGGATAAGAAGGATAATATTTTCCTTTATATGACATAAATAGAAATAACAATCATACTTATTTAGAGTGGCAGAAACACTAGTAAAACCATATAATATGTCAGCAGCCAATCGGATCATGGGTCCTTTGGCGCAAACAAACCATTTTTTGGTGTCACTTACATCACTGACACCTGAAGTTAATTCATATTTACAATCATATACAGATGCTTCGGATTTTAGAACTTTTTTAAGTCAAAGATCGGGAATTTTGTGTAGTGATGCAAGTTTACCTACAACTGCTTATGCAACAGCAGAAGTTAGAGATAACTTCATGGGTGTACCACAGCAATATGCTCATACAAGAATTTACACTGATATTGATTTCACTTTTTACATTGATGATGATTATACTTTATTAAAAATATTTGAGGGATGGATGGAATATATCTCAAGTGGAGCAGATGTTGCACTTAATCAACAAACAAAATCATTCTATCGTAGGATGAGATACCCTGACTCTTATAAATGTAATACATTGTACATAAACAAATTTGAAAAAGGTTTTAAAAGAACTATGAGATATCAATTTATAAATGCTTTTCCAAAGAGCATGGCATCAGTTCCAGTTTCTTATGGACCTGCTGATATATTAAAAGTCACAGTATCTTTCAATTATGACCGCTATATAGTAAGAGGTTAAAACATACCCTATAAATAATTTTACACAGTGAAATAATCATGCCTTTACCTAAGATCAGTACGCCGTCTTATGAATTAACTCTACCTTCAAATGGGAAAAAAATAAAATATAGACCATTTTTAGTGAGAGAAGAAAAAATTCTTATCATGGCACTTGAAACTGAAGATCCAAAACAGATCACAGATGCAGTTGTTCAAATACTTGATTCTTGTATTCTTACAAGAGGAGTAAAAATTCAAAAACTTGCAACTTTTGATATTGAATATCTTTTCTTAAATATTAGATCAAAATCAGTTGGTGAATCAATTACAGTAAATGTGACTTGCCCAGACGATGAAAAAACATCAGTGGAGATGTCAATTGATTTAGAGACAATCAAAGTTAAGAAAAATAAATCTCATCAAGATACTATCAAACTTGATGATAATTTATCTTTAAAATTAAAATATCCATCAATGGATCAATTTATTGAAAATAATTTTGAAGTTGGTAATGAAACAATTGGAAATACTATGAAAGTAATCACATCATGTATTGATATGATTTACAATGAGGAAGAAAGTTGGAATGCTTCTGATTCAACTCAAAAAGAATTAGAAAGTTTTGTTGATCAATTGAATACAAAACAATTTAAAACAATTGAATCATTTTTTGATACTATGCCTAAACTTTCACATAAGATAACAGTGAAAAATCCTAATACGGGAGTAGAATCTGATGTCGTATTGGAGGGACTGGCAGCTTTTTTCAACTAGGTATGGCTCACACGAATCTGGAGTCATACTATAAAGTTAACTTTGCCCTGATTCAGCATCATAAATACTCATTGACTGAGATTGAGAACATGATTCCTTGGGAAAGGGAAATATATGTTTCTTTACTGCAACAATATATTGAGGAAGAAAACTTAAAGGCACAACAAAAAAATGGATAAATCATCCCCCGTTTTTGAGAATTTCGAGAATAAGATGGCTGCCATGAGTGGTAGACCTAAAATTAATAAGAGCACCTTCAAGATTGGTTCAGGTGATCTTGGGATGAGAGTCGCCAATAATGAAAGAAAGATAACAACATTAAAAAATATATTCAAGGCACAAAAAGTTGAAATAGGAGAAAAGATAACACCAAAGGTAAATGTATTAGAAGAATCATTAATAAGAACAAATGAAGTTTTAGGAAATATAGCGTTACAACTCAACAATGATTTTAGTAGGAGATTACAGGCAGAGAAAGATTTACTTCAAAAGGAACAACAAAACAAACTTGGTAGTAAAAGAGAGGATAAAGAAGAAAGATTAGAAGCAAAGAAAGTTGCTAAATTTGTAAAATCAACAGCAAGTACAGTAACTGCACCATTTAAAGGAATATTTCAAAAAATATTAGATTTTGGAAAATTATTCTTAGCAGGTGTTGGGGTAAATGCTGCTCTTGCTTGGTTATCTGATGCAAAAAATCTACTTAATTTTCAGAATACTCTTAAAAAAATAACGGACAGACCAATCATCAGTTTAGTTGCATTTGGTGGAGCTGCATTTATTATTGCAGAGGTAATTGGAAGAGTAATTGGTGGATTTAAAAAAGTTATATTTACTTTGTTAAATCCAATGACTTACGTTGATTTATTTACAGGTAAAACATTCAAAAACTTTTTACCTAAAATGCAAAAGTTAATACAAAAAGCAGGTAGAAATACCATGAAGGGTAAAGTATTAAAAGAAGTAGCAGAAGTTGGTATAAAGAAAGGTGGTCCTAAAATACTAGGTGCTTTACCTTTAATTGGTAACTTTATTGATATCGGTGCTGCGATCTATAGATTTAGTAAGGGAGATATAGTTGGTGGATTTTTATCATTAGGTAGTGCGATACCTGTTCTTGGATGGGGTGTTGCTGCAGTTGACATTGCAAGAGAGTTTGGTGCATTTGAAGGTTCAATTTTAGAGAAGAAAAAACCAGACAAGGAACTTGCTATGGGTGGAACTTTTGAAAAAGGTGAAACAATCGTAATTGACGAACAAACACCTAATGCAAAAAGATTTGCAAGTATGCCATTTAGTGGAAAGGTTATAACTTCTGAACAAATGAAATCATTAAGAGGAAGAAGGAGAAGAAGAAGAACAACTATAGAAGAATTAAATTTACCAGACAAATATGTGGGTAATGATCAAACAATTCGACAAATGGAACCTGGTGGGGATTCCTTAGTTGGTGCAGCAGAGCATTTTAGTTCTATGAATCCGAGTGATCCATATCCTTCGGAATTTGCATTCTTCATGGAGGACATTGTATAATGGCAGTTGAAGATAGAGCAAAAGAATTAAATTCATTAGCAGAAAAAATTCAAGGTTCATTTACCAATTTTAGATCACAATTTAAATCTATTTCTAATAAAAGAAAAAGAATAAGAAGAAATGTTGCGGAGAGAAAAAAGAGAGATGCAAAATTAAAATCTTCATCATCATCTTTTGGAAAATCAATTGGAAATATAAAATCAAAAGTATTATCAGGACCGAGTTCAATATTGGGTAAAGTTCTTAACTTTGCTTCACTCTTACTATTTGGAGTCGCAATAAATGCCATTGCAGGAGTCAATCGTAAAGTTGATGATGACTCTAAGATGATGAAAGAAAATTCTGAAAATACTGGTAATTTTATTACTGGTATGGTTGCAGGTATACAAAACTTTATTGCAGGTTTTGGATTGATGGAGAAAAAAGTAAATAATACTTTTGATGATGTAGATAACAGTATTAAAAATGCAGAAAAAGAACTTCAAGGATTTAAAGGTGATACTGACAAACTAGATAATTTTAATTTATCAAATATCTTAACTGACAATACACAAGAAGATAATGATAGAGAATCAGAGGAGAAATCGATTGATTCAAGATTTAAAACATCTAATAATAAATCAAATTTAAAAAGAAATGCGTCTAAAACTGATGAGATACTTAAAAATAAAGATATTGAGTTAGTAAAAACAGAAGGTTTAACACCAGAGGACAAGAAAAAAAATAAATTTGTAAAAAACCTTTTTAAAAAACTTGATAAAAATGAACTAAATATTGATAACTTACAACTTGATGTAGGTACAGAGGATACAGATGATGATGGGGTCGATGAAAAAATTATTATTATAAGACAAAGGGAGATAGTTAACAAATAATGTCATTAGCAGGACCATCAAATTATCAAGTTCTTCGTATGGAGAAATCTGACGAAAATAATCCACAATCTATTGGTGTTGAAGGAAAAACTATTTCTTTTAATTACTATGAGAGCATCTATTCACCAATGATAACTGCAAATGCAACCATTGTTGATACAGGTGATTCTGTTATTGACAAGAGAGGTAATTTAGCAACAATAAAAGATGGATTTCCTCTTGAACATGACGGAACAGAGACTTTTAAATTTAAAATATCAAACGAAAATGGAACAATTACATCTTTAAAACCATTAGTTGTGACTGCTTCACCAGTTACTTTAGATCAATCTACTAGACAAGTTTTAACATTAGAATTAAAATCAAAATTTTCTATCGAGAGTAGTAATAATCCAAGATTGAGTTCTTATGGTATAGGAACCGTAGATGAGTCAGTAAAAAAAATATTAAAAGAAAATAAATTACCCTTCAGAAATGAAAACATCGAAAAATCAAGCACAGTAGATAAGATAGAAGGAAAAAATGAAACACCAATTGATTTAATATTTAATTTAAGTCGAAAATGTAAACCTGTAAAAGGTGCACCTGGTTTCTTTTTTTATGAAACTCAAGAAGGATTTAATTTTAGATCTATTGAGAGTTTAATTGAACAAGGTATGAATGAATATAAAGAAAATGAAAGTGTTCGTGACGTTCGCACATACAAATATTTTAATAACCAGAGACAAGATTTAGGATCAAATGAAGATGATTATAATATGGTGAAGATGCCAATTTTAAAAAGAGATCATAATTTATTTAATGCTCTGAAGGCAGGAATATATAATGTTCGTATACAAACGAAAAATCTACTAACTGGTGAATTTAAAGATAATGTAGTAAATTTACTTGACAAAGATTCTAGTTATCTTGGAAGTAAACCTAAAAAAATAGTCGATCAAAATGAAAATAAATTAGAAAAGTATTGTAAAACCTATAGTTATGTTCTTGCACCAGGTAATGTTGATGAGGGTGTAAGTGACAAGATAACAAATAGTCCCGCAGAATATGAACCTCAGGCTATGATGAGATATAGTATGTTACACTCTCAAGTGCTTGAAATCCAAGTTCCTTGTAATATATTACTGATGGCAGGTCAAGTGATAAAATTAGAAATGGAAAATGTAACTGGTGGTAATAAAGTATTACAGAGAGAAAATCAACATCGAAGTGGTTTTTATCTCATTCTCCATTTAAGTCATCACTTTGATCCTAAACATTCATATACATCAATGACTTTAGCCCGTGACACCTACGGATTATATACAAGTAGCAAATGACTAGAAGAAACAAATCTAAAATATCAAAAGTTAATGATCGATCTCTGTATGGTAAAACACCACTTGAATCGTGGACAGGAACTGTCGTTTCATATGACGCACAAAAAGATCAACTTGAAGGTGGTTGGGGTTGGAGATATAAAGTTAGAATTATGGGAGAGAATACACAATCTGATACTATTACATCTGAAAAAATTGATTATGCATACTGTTTACTTCCTACAACTGCTGGTTCTGGAGGTGCATATAAATTAAGATCAGTTAGAATTAGTCAGGGTGATTATGTTTATGGTGTGAAAGGTGGTGGAGGTCCGACAATGATTATAGGTGTTTATCCTCGAACCTCTACACAAGTGCCTGGTTCAGGTAATTTTGAAAATCTATCAGGTTTTTATGGTTCTCTAAAAAATACTGGTATTATAAGTGGTGAATTTAATGAACAGATAGGACCTGCAACACCAGGTGGTTCTGGTCTTGATCCAAAAGAATGGACTAAAGCAACTGCTAATGATCCATCTGAAAAGATAAAAGAAATAATTCCTGAAGCAAAGAGTGGTGATGAGATAACAATCGATCAAACCGAAAAATATCAACCTGCAAGTGGTGAATTGATTGACCCTCTTGAGTGGGAATCAGGAGATTCTTTAAATACACCAACCATAGAAGCTATAAAAGATTCTTATGAAAAGGGAGAATTAAATGTAGAAATTTATAAACAAGCACTTAGGCAAGCAACAGAGCAAGGTATAGATGGATATGAAAAAAATGTGGTTGATGAAATAATTAAAGGATTATGAAATATGATACTAAATAGTATGAGTAAAAAAGATTATGACTAGTATACCATTAGCAGTTAGTTTTGATTGTACTCCTCCTGAAAACGCATCAAAAATTCAAAAATCTTTAACTAAATTTTTAAATGGTGCATCAGGGAAGTTAGGTGGCGCTTTTGATATGATTTCAGGTCTTGATTCTGCTGTCAGTGAGATATCTGAATCTATGTCATCTTTGACAACTAGCATGAGTTCTCTTCTTGAGGATAAATTATCTGAGTTTGTTAGTACAGGTTTAATGGCAGCAAAGAATCATATTTTTAATACGATTACAAATCCACTTGCTGCTATCGCACAAAATAATGCATTTTTAACGAGTGCATTTAAACCGATTGGAAATCTTTTTGGTGCATTTGGATGCCTTGGATCTGCAATTAAGAAGGCATTAAAGAATACAATCAAAAATTTACTTACCAATATGATAAGTAAAGGAATAATTAATCCGCTTGAGTGTGCAGTTGAAGATTTTATTGGTACTCTTACTAATAAGATAAGTAGTTTGATGGATGGAATCATCGGTCCTTTAGTAGAACCAATTAATAAATTATTCAGTATTGTTGGAAATTCTTTTGGATCAATCAAAAATGTTCTTGGAAAGGGTTTAAACATTGTTAATAAATTGAATGGTTTATTAAATTGTAAGGACAGTGGTGCTAAATGTCATGAGGTTGAGAGTTGGACTTTGAATAAAGGTTCATCAAAACCAGATAGTACAAAGAAGAAACAAAACTTTATAACAAAATCTATTGATGCAGGAACAAAAAAAATTGATAATATTGTTGATAAACTAGATGATAAGATTGGTAATATTGATGTTCCTAGAATAGATCCAATTACTGGAGAGGAGATGGAGGTTACATGTAATGGAGGTAATATTTTTGATTGTGGATTGCCAAGAGTTGAGTTTTTTGGTGGTGGAGGAGAAGGTGCTGCAGGAGATGTAATACTTGGAAACTTTATTGAAGAACTTGATAAATCAATATCAGAAACAGAAGTTGTTGTAGATGGTGAGACACAACCTGTTGGTAGCATATTGGAAGATGTTAAAACAACTGGAAGTATTTTGGGTGTAGATATAACATATCCAGGTGAAGGATATACTAGTGAACCTCTTGTTTCATTTGTAGACAATTGCGATCAAGGTTATGGTGCTTATGGCCGTGCAATAATTGATAAAGATCCAAATTCACCTACTTTTGGACAATTAACTGGTGTTCTCATGTTATCTGAGGGTGAAAACTACCCAACAGGAGAACAAACTGATGTATTTGTAGATGAAATTGTGGTTGAAAAAGGTGGTTCTGGTTATAAATTAGATGATGAAATTGAAGATTTTGAAATTTGTGGTATAGATGAAAATGGTTCGATTACAAAAGTATGTACAAATGATAAGGCATATCGTATATTACCATCTTTAGGAGTCAAAAGTTATACTGGAAGTGGTGCAATATTAACACCAATTATGACTCGTGAACGTAGACAGTCAGAAGTTATTCAAGTAATTGATTGTATTACACCAAGAAATAATATAGTTGGATATGTAAATGGAAAAGAGTATAATGGTCCTTTCCATGTGATGCCTAATGGACAAAAGATGACAGGAGCAGTTCATACTGAGAGTGATGATATAATTTACAATACTCCTCAAGAGAGTTTGAGAAATGGATCACCACGAGGTTCTAGTTCTACAAGAGTTAATCTAAGGTCAATTCAACAATTAGTTCAAGAGAGTGAACAAACACAAACAACAGAGAGCACAGATACTTACACCGATCCAGTAGATGATGCGATGGATATGGATACAGACATAGATCCAACACCACCAAGTTCACCGCCAAGCACACCACCAAGCACACCACCAAGTAGTGGTGGAGGTGGAGGATATGGTTATTAATTATGGCAAGTAAAAGTGAAAGTAGAGTATTAGATGTATTCGGACCTAATTTTCTGATTGAAACCAACGGTCCTGTAGGTGTTGGTGGTGGTATTGCATATCAAATCTTTTCAGTTACAGATAAAGATTACAAGTGGCAACAGGCATTACATGCAAGTGGTCTTGCCACTATGGAAGCAGACGGTAGTTTAGAAATACAAACAGGATCAAAAAACAAAGAGGGGGATGTAAGTTACGTTGCGATGGCACATAATGGTGACATGGCGATGACTGCTGAAAACGGTTGGGTAAGAATATATGGAAGAAATATTGTTCTACAAGCAGCAGAAGAACTTCATTTACAGGGGAATACAGTTAAAATAGGAAATAAAGCTAACGAAACTCTTATTTTAGGAAGAAGAATTGAACTTGGAGATGCAAAAGAGACAAAGGAAGTTGTGGTTCCAAAAGGTAAAAGAATTACAAGAGAAAGTGGTAATATATTTCTTAAAGCTTCTAAAAATGGTCTATCTGGTATAGGTGCAGTGCAGGCTGCCTTTATATCTCCGTTTAAAAAAGCAGCACTCAAACCTGGTGAATTTACGGGGGGTTTATAATGGAAAGACCTACCGATGCTGATAGTCAATTTGAAGACGTATATATCTACGGGAAACTTAACTATGGTTTTGAAAATGATGATATTACAGTAAAATCAATTAATGTAACTTCACCTTCTATATTTTCTGGAGATGTTGCATTTTCTGGTGATATAACTTTAGATGAAATTACTTGTCGTAATGCAAATGTAACTGGTGTTGCAACAGTCGGAACGAGTTTATATGTTCAAGGTAAATTATTTGATGGTGATGGTGATTTTGGTTCTGCTGGTCAGGTACTTTCATCTGACGGAACTGACACTAAATGGATAAACACTTCAGACACCAATGTTGGATCTGCAAGTAATGTCGGAACAAATGTAAATGCTACAAATGCAGAACAATTTGTGACTTTTGTTGGTAGTAACAGTGGCAATAATCCAATTCGTGTTGATGCAGGTATAAAATATAATCCAAGCACAAATAAATTAACTGTAGGTTCATATGCAGGTGATGGATCTGCACTTACAGGGATTGAGGCATTTGTTACTGGGATGATAATATTATGGTCTGGTGCTGCTGATGCGATTCCGACGGGTTTTGTTTTATGTGATGGAAATAATAGTACACCGAATTTATCTGGTAGATTTGTAGTTGGTTATGACGCAAGTAATAGTGATTATGATGTTGATGACACAGGTGGTGCAGAATCTGTTACTTTAACTTTAAATCAAATTCCTGCTCATACTCACACTTATATTGATCAATATGTTGTAATTGATAATGGATATAGACCTTGGCCTGCAAGTAATAATGATTGTGCTGCTAGAAGTGCCAATACTGGGAGTTCTGGTGGTAGTCAGTCACACGAAAATAGACCACCATACTACGCACTTTGCTACATTATGAAAACTTAGTTGACACAATTGGTGTGTTAGTATTAGAATATAAATATTATGGTTCTAAAAAATAAAATGGGCAAAGAAAAAAGTCCTATAGAAAGATTGCATGATGATATTCGTCAAGCAGTAGAAAAAATAGAAGAAGATGAAATGGATGATATTGTGAGAATCCATTGCCACGAGAATGATGACGCAGGCTAAATAGTGTATCCTGCTTAAAATCTGTGTACAAACTCTCTACTAAATTTTGCTGG